CAAGAAGGAAGCAAACCCCATAGCAACCCCAAAAGGAAACAAGGAGAACTGACCAACCTGTACCCCAAGGGATGCAAGGATACAGCAGATGATGGCGACGATTAGGAAGACAGTCTTCATATCTGCTGATACGATTTTCGCATAGTGCGAAACAACAACCCAACGAGACAAAAAATAAATGAAAACAATAACGCTCAAGTTGGATCAAATCAAGGCCGCTGACTGGAACCCGGAGCATCGCTCTGAGGAATCATACTGCGCTGATCTGGTCAGTTCATACACATCCATCGACCCCGAAACAGGGCAACCGTTTGGACAGATAATCGCTGCTCTTGTTTCCGACAACGGAGACGGGACATACACACTCGTAGAGGGGCATCGCAGGTACACCGCCTGTAAGGTTCTAGGGCTACCTCTGGTGTGCCAGGTCTGCAAGCCAGGTTCAGCCGCAAGGTTGTACGCAGAGATCAACTCCACGGCAAAGCGGCTTGACGGCAGAGACAAACTCCACGTTTATCTGACCAATCGGGAAGCACTAGATCGCCACGCACAGAAAGAGTGCGACAAATGGGATGAGGGGACGCTGAAGTACATGGCAGAGCATGGAGCCGGGATTGCAACCTTCAAGCAAGGTCGCACGGTAGCCAACTATGCGGGGACCGATCCTGACAAGACGGTTCGCTGGCTTGCCCGGTACAACCTCACCTACGCAATCCGCAGAGCGATAGAGGACGGCACCAAGCCTGAAACCATCGCATCAGCCATCAACAATGACAAGTCGCTGAAACCCAGTTGGGGAATGGCGGCATAATAGAGATGAGCCAACCGGACGGACTTCTTACGAGGTTCGGCGGCAAAAGCCCCGGTTGGCGCTGAGGCTCTGAAAGACAGCACCACGGATACAGTCGAAGTGGCTACTAGACTCGTGTGATTGAGCCAGCAAGGGGCAGATGTTGCGGTTAGCCAGCAATGTTGCAGCCCCTTCGAAAGCGGAGTGAGCCTCGGCGGACGAACCGGGGCTGCACTCACGGGAGTTAGTTCCTTATGCCCCTCTTTGGGGGGGTGTAGACCTTCTTGATCGGCGCATCGGGCATACTCGGCTTGCCGGGGCCGACCCAAGGAAGACCAACCGGGAGGTTCTTCGTCAGGCCGCTTCCAGCTTTAGCCAGCATCGTGTCCTTGTCTTCCTCGAACGCGGGCTTAACCCTTCGGCCTTGCCCGAACCATGTATCGTCAAAGTCTTCCCAGTTCTTGTTGTCCCGGTGCTGGTAGGAGTCGTAGACCGTAGTTCCCCTCTTGATCGCTCCAGGGACGACGCGAGAACCTAGTGTGCCAACTCGCTTGCCGGGGTCGTCGCCCTCACTGAGAGCCCAAAAGTTCTTCCAGTTTGATGCGGCCACGTTTGCGGGCATGACATAAAGTTCCTTGATCCTGAGCATTCCCGCCTCTTTCTCAGTGATGGCATCAGCCGCCAGCGCATCCTCAATGAGCCGAGCCTTCAGCCCAGTCATGATCCCGCCGAATGGAGATGTCAACTGCTCAATCAGTGGCGGCATCGTGATGTATGGTTCGCCGTTGTTGTTCTTCTCAATCCTGAGTCCCACCCACGACGGGTCGCCCTTCATGTAAGCCCCAATCCCCAAGCCCGTCCCGACGATTGACTTAGAAGCAATATCTACGGCCCTGCGGCCTTGGGATAGGCTTTTGGGCTTCAGCCCCATTCGGACCCCGCCCTCAATCATTCCGTATGGGGTTCGGTTGATATAGTCCAAGCCGACATTCGTTAGGATCTTAGCATAGCGCATGAATAGGCGAACCCCAGTCGCCCCCACCTTCCCGAGGCGCTTGCTTCCTATATCAGTGCCCCCATTCACCAAGACTCTTTCCGCGTAGTGGTTGAGCCGTGATACGAGGTTGGAGTTGTTGTAGGTACCGTCCAGGGAAGCGTCAAGGGCGGCCTTCATTACGTCCTCGAACTCATCCGTCGTCAGACCTGCTGGCTTCTCGCCCTTGCGAAGCTGTTGGAGTATCCTGTTGCGCTCTAACTCAAATGGAACACCCTTCCGCGTGGATGATGTTAGCTTCAGGTTGCGCTGAGCGATGTTCCCAGCGAAGTCATCTAGGGCCATGTGGAAGTGGACGTGCCGCATAGGGGCATCCGACAACGCTCCTAGGTTTGCGATCTTGCCGAGTTTGCTGTCGGTCCTAAGCCCTCCAACCTTGTCAAGCTCAATCGTGTCCTTTCCTGCGAGTACATTGGCGACTTCCTCTCGGAATGCCCCTTTCGTTCCTGAGAGTGCGCGGCTGATCTTGCTTGGATTCCATGCTTCTTGTCTTAGAAGCGGGTTCTTCTGGAGCCGAGAAAGCGGACCCCGAAGGTAAGACTCTCCGACCGTCACGACTCCACGGACTCCACCAGCCCCGAAGTCAGCAAGCCTCATCGGAACGTCGGTGCCCGTGTTTAAGCCCGTGATGACGCTTTCGGCCTTCTCGGTGAACGTGTCCTGCGGGGCGATACTCTGTTCGCCTTTCATCAAACGCTTGAGTTCGTCCCGCTTGGCCTTGAGCATTTCTGCTTCTTCGTCAAGGTCTAGCTTCTCGCCCTTGGGCTTGTACTCTCCGTTCTCTAGCTTTTCGATTTCTCTTTTGAGCCGAGCTTTGTACTTCTCTAAGCCAGCGTTCTGATCTTCTGAAGTGGTCGCCCTCGCCCCAGTTTTCGCACCCTGGACAGCGGTTGCTGATACCCCTTTCTTCTTGGCCCATGCGTCAAAAGCTGCGATTGCTTCGGGATCTGTTTGCAGTTTGCCGAGCGCGGCTTTTAGCTCGTTGTAACCAGTCGTGCCCTTGTCGTACAGCCGGTCAAGCCCAGCTACGAACTGGTCGTTGTCCATCGTCATGTTGACGTTTCGCCCGCCGATCTTCTTGGACTTTACCGTGATAACGGACGGATCAACCCATTCCTTGAACCCGTTCACGTATTCAATCTGGACCTTGCCCTCGTTCTTGCCTGTGCCGACTGTCTTTCTGACCGTGACCGGCATCGGAGGCTTGTCGGGGCTATTGCCAGGGACTTCACCTTTCCACCCTGGCTTCAGTTCCGTTCCCTCTACTTTGGGCTGGAGGGATTCAGGGAGAGGGGTGCCTGACTTTGCTTCTGCTATAGGGGTAGTGGGGGGCTTGGCGTTTACATCGGTCAACGTTTTCTTGGGGTTAAAGAGGGCGAAGAACTCTTGATCCGGTACGCCTTCGTCTCCGGTCAGCCTGACTCCATCGAACCCAGAACGCTTCAACCAGTTGAATAAGACCGGGTGCTCTAGCAAGTTGAAATCTTTGCCGTTGCGGGTTAGCCTATCAATAAGCGCGTCCGTGGTCTCAAAACCCCGCACCGTATCGTAGGTTCGCCCGCCCTCTGTGACTTTGAGCGCGTACGCCTTCGCTTTGGCAATATGTTCTGGATTCGTCGCGTCAAACAGGTTAAGGTTCGACGGCATGTCAAACTCACGCACGCCGGGGCTTGTTCCCCATGAGCTTGCATACCTTCCCGCTTGCTCCCTGCTCGTGGTCACAAACTGCGCACCCAATCGGCCAAACGATTTCCTTGGATTCAGCGGAGTGTCCGTAACGTAAGGCGTCCCATGATAGACCCGAATCGGTGCATCCCCACCCTTCCCAGTAACCGTCTCTTTGACCTTTGGTTGTAACGCCTCGGGGAGAGGGGTGGAAGCTGGTTCGGGGGTCTTTGTGCCTTTCTTGCCAGAAGTCGTCTGTGCGGTTGCTACAGGGGCATCAGCGGGGGTTTTCTGTGCTTGGGTTAGCGTATCTTCCCATTGCTTCATCGCCGCCGCGTCACTCTCGGGGGTAGCCGTAGGCTTGACCCTAGTTTCAAGGACTGCGACTTTCTCTTTCGCCTTCAGGTTGGCTTTGCTCCCTGCTTTGGTGCGGGCGAGTTCGGCGCGGGCGGCGGCAAGATCATCAACGAAGGTTTCGTTTGGCGTTGAATAAAGATTAGCGCGAGTGGCATCCGTGAGGGTGTTCCCGTCCTTCTTTCGGGTGGTGCTAACTACCGGTTCGCCGTTGGCCTTCGTGCGCCACGTCGTTTGCTTGCGAGGTCCTTTTGTTGCGGGCTCAGGAACAGCGGCCTTCGCTGGTTCAGGAATGCTCTGAGGGGCTGGCCCGGTCGCGCCTTCTGTTTTGCCCTCCGCCTTGGCCGCCTCCCGAGCTTTCAATCGCTCCTTGTTCTTGATGGCCTTAATAGCTTCGTCGGCTTTGATCTCACCTACGACATCGCCAGCCTTCGCCGCCTTCGCCTTCTTTTCCAGTAAGCCCTTGATAATGAGGTTTGTAACGTCGTCAGGGGTCGGCGGAGCGGGGGTAGCCCCCTGCGTTCCGTATCCGCTCGGGATGGTCTGTTCGCTAGTGCCTCCGCGAAGGAACCTTGCCAAAGCATCTTGCTGGTCAAGGGGCAACATTTCTCCGGCTGATAGCCCGCCTGGAGCCTCTACGGAAGGAATCCCGCCCCCACCTCGTTTGAATAACTTGTTTATTACCGGGCCAAGAACCTTGTTTGTTACCGGGCCAAGAGCCTTGCCACCCGCGCTGACAACCTTTCCAGCACCGGGAGCCCCGACCTTCAGATACGTGTTCCCTGCCGCTCCTACTCTCTCCATCGGAGTAGCGCCAGGGCCGATCAATCCAGTTCGGACATCCGTCAATGCGTTCCCGGCGATGATATCGTTGTAGGAACTCGAAGCCGCGCTGGCGGGATTACCCGCTTGCTCCATGAACTGGTTGGCATCACCCGCCCCCGATATACCGAGGGCTTCCAGTAGCTTGCTTGTCGTATACAGAGGGTTGGCCGGGGTGCCGATCATATTGAGCGGCGATACCAGTTTCCCAAGAACCGACTCACCAACGATCTTCTCGTTCTGAGCGTTCACCGTGTTCTGGTCGGCCATCTGGTTCTGATACCGGGCTCGGTCGATCTGACCTCTTTCCAGCGGTTCACCCGTTTCAGGCAGTCCGAGGGTGATGCGAAGGCTGTTGATCTTGCGCCGTTGGTCGGACTCAAAATCTGCCCGTTGCTTATCCTTGGCTGGGACTTGATCCAGTTCCGTTCGCCTTGCCTGAACCGTGGAGGTTTCGCTATCCACTCTCCCAAGCTGATCCCATTCCTCGTCAGACTTGGGCTTGGGATACATCGCTCCCGTTTGCTTGGACTTGATTAGACCGTTGGTTCCAGGCTCAAAGTTGCTCCGTGCCTTGTGGAGCCGAACGGCTTTCTTGTACCCTTCGGGGGTGCCGTCGTAAGGCAGGAACTTCCCGTCAGGCGTCTCAATGTAGTCCCCCGATTCAGGAGGTTTCGGCTGGGGTTGGCTTACCGTCTTTGCGGGCTGCTTCTTAGGTGCAACAGTTTGGACAGGCACTTGGCGCACAACCTCTTTCCTGACTGCCGCTTGCCTTTTGGGTTGGGCATTGATGAACTGCTGAATGGGCGTGGCGTTGGGGTCGATTAGGTTCGACTTGTTGCCCTGTGCAAGCGTATCAATGACCAGCTTCCTCATTTCTTGCCCTTCACTTTCTTAGCCTTGTATCCGTCTTCTTCAGGAATCGCCAGCCCTTTCGTTGAAGTAGTGGTTGGCTTCTTTGGCCCGGGTTTGGTCGCGGGCGGGACGGTAGCGGTCGGAGCAACGTAGGGCTTGGTTGCCTTTTTGCTACCCTTGTCGTTTTCCGTGTGCGCTCTTCCATCAATGGACCCGTAGGGCAGGTATTTGCCGTCCTTGTCTACGGGCATCTCAGTGTCAGCCCGTTCGGTTGTAGGACCACCCGACCCCTTCAATGCTTCTTCGTATTGGCGCTTGTAGTCGTCAACCTCTTCTCGGAGGATCTTAAACGCATCCTTCTCTTCGGGAGTCATCCGGTTAGCGATGTCCAACATATCCAGCATCCCCGTACCGGGAGGGATGATCTCTTCAAGCTGGGTTTTCTTCAGGGTCCAAAGTTGCTTGAGTTCGGTCGGAGTCGGCTGTTCGCCGTTCGCCAGTTTGCCTTCAATCTGAGAACGAACCGTCGCCCATCGCAGAGCGTACTGAGGAGCGATGAACCGGGTTTCCTCTGCAATCTTCTTGCCGACGATCTCGTTGAGTTTCGTGCGGGAGATGACCGCTTTGATGTCAGCATCCAGCTTTTTGACCTTCATAGGGTTGATCTTCTCAAGCTGCGCCCATTCCTGCTTATAGAGGGCCGTGCGGGCTTGCATCTGTTCGCCCTTGTAGGTGTCTCCAGACAACGCCTTGACGATATCAGGATCAGACAAAACTGACAGGTCAATCTGCCCCTGTTGCATGGCAGACAGTAACGCCGCATTTGCGATCTCCCGCCCTTCCTTACTGGAAAGATTGGGGACCGACTTCAGGAAGTTCATCGCCACTTCCTTCTGAGCCTTGTAGCGTTCCGTGTTCCGCTTAGCGTCGATGTTCATCTCAGTCCGATCAGTAATCGCGGACTGATTGAACTTCGCAAGGTCCATGCTTTGAGTGTGTTTCTTATCCAGGGCTTGGAGTTCACGCAGGAACCGCTCATTGTCCGACCTAGCTTTCTCGGCTTTGTCGATCTTCTCGCCCATGAACCCTGCATCCTGCATGATTCCCTGACGGCGAAGCTGTTCATTCTGCATGGCTTGTTGGTATTCCTGACTAACCACGTCTTGACGAGCCCCCATGAAGCCCTGAAGCCCTTGGGATAAGTCCTCATCTTGCGCTCCGAGCAAGGAAGCAAGGATAGCGGCCAAGCCTACAGGGAGAATGTCCCTTCCGCTGATCGGGTTTCGTTGCTTGATGTCCATAGGCTGATAGGCTTGACGCATCAAATCCTGTCGCTGATTCTGCCACTCGGGTATTTGGCCTTGGCCGGTGAGGATCTGAGGGATGTTGCCCGTCATCGTCCCCGCCATCAAGTTCGCCGGGAACGGAAGGCTTTGCCGGGGATCGGGAGCGCCTGGGTTGATGCCGGGTGTTCCGATCTGCGGGGGATTCATCCCGCTCTTAATCATGTTCGCAATGAGCGTTGCGAATGGGTTCCCGCCCTGCGGTTGGGCAAAAGGATTCCCGCCAGCGATGGCGTCAATCGGTCGGCCTTGCTGAAACATCATCGTCGCGTCACTACTCCTTGCCCGCCTCCATCGCTGGCCCCGTCAGGGTTTGACCACCCGCCACCTCCACTACCGCCGAATAGCGATCCGAGGATGCTTCCCCAACCACCCGCCCCACCGGTCAAGCCGCCGAGCATGGAACCAAGGATGCCGCCGAAACCACCGCTGGACTTCTTGCGGGTCATGTCGTTCTTCAGGTTCCAGTCTTCAACCCTGAGAGCGGTGTCGGTCACTCCTTGGTAGGCCCCGAGAGCCGCAGGGTTGAACGCTCCGTTGATGGCAGCGATAATGGCCTGTACAGCCTCCTGTTGACCTTGGGGGGACTGAAGATATGCGTCGAAGGCAGAACTCCTGTCAGCGCCTTGATTAGAGGCGTTTAACATGGCTCCCTGTCTCAATGCTTCTGCGTTCGCCGGGTTTCCTTGGCCGAGCATCTGCGCCAACCGATAGCCTTCGTCTTGAGCTACGCCCCGCTGTTGACCACGGAACGCCGCCGCGTTTGCTTCGGGGTTCATAAGCTGGCTCACTTGTCCTTGGATGGCTTGCTGTCTTTGAGGCTCCATGCTTCGGGCGAAGAGGATATTGTCTCTGAGCCACGGAAGCGTGTCGTATTGGAGTTTCCAGTTGTTCTGCTTCCACCCTGCCCAAGAATCGCTCAGGTCAAAAGGGAGCGGTCCCGAGCTGCCGTCAGATGGACTCGCGGCTGGCATCTTCCCCCAGTCGTAAGGAAGGGGGTTGGACTTGGCCGGGTCTATCCCGAACGGGTTCGTGGAAGTTCGGGGCTTCTTCGTGGCGGCAAAGGATTGGAGCATGATTAGTACCTGTAGTTTGGCAGAGTTTTGGGGTCAACCCAATGGGAAGGGTCTTCAAAGAGTAGACCGCAGAACTGAACCGTGTAGGGGTTTATGTCAGCGGAGATAGCGAGTCGGTTCCGACCTTGGACGACGGTTAGAGTGAGGGTTTGCCCCACTGATGGAGCGGGGCCTGACCCGGCAACGTATTCGGTGACGACGCCGTTCATCTTCACTTGGATGTTGGCGTCCACGTCGTTGTTCGCAACATCAACCCCCGAGAGCAAACACTTGACCTCGCCAGGGTGAGGGGAATCCCACATAATCACCCAACGTCGTTGCATCGCGTAGCCGAGGTTGCCTTTGTCAAACGAACCAAACCCCGCCGCGAGGCGATACTTCATGTAATCCGTCGCGTTGGGGTCTTCAAACAAAAGGTCCCAATCCAAGCTGACGCCGGTCGTCATGGTCGCCCCGTTCTGGTACGTGCAATCCCAATAGGGAATCTTAACCGGGATCGCGGGCGCGGTAGAGCCTTCCACCTGGGGGATGGTGGATTGCATCCTATCCAGCTTTGCCTGGAGATCCGAAACGATTCCTCTGAGGTTCTCGCTCATGGCCGATCTTGACCACCCCCGATAGAAGTGGTTTCTAACGATAAATAACGAATCTTGAAGTCTGCATGGAGCGGGATTGTGAAAACAACCCTACATCTCGGCCCGACTGGTTGACCCGTTCCCGTAACTGTAGCCCCCTCAATCCGGTCCTCGCGGTAGATATGCTCGTTGTCCGCGTCGATGGAGAGAGTGGTCGTCTGGTAGACCTCGCTTGGGTAGTAGGTGCGAACAATCGTGGCTTGCCTGCCGATCATGTCGTCAATCATCGCCTTGCACCGTCCGACATGGAACATGCCTCCGTCTTGGGAGTGGAGTTCGTAAGGCTCTAGGATGCACGAGATGTTCTCCCCGAGGTCGTGAATCGCGGATACGAGGTCGTAATCGTAAGCGATCAGAGTGGTAGACAGTAGCCCAATCCCGACAAATCTCAGTTCCTCGGTAGAGTTGTCAATCCACGTGAGCAAACAATCAAAAGGGATCGGAGGCGTGTCGGTCGTCCACATCCCTGCATCCATGTCCCAAACTAGGATTCGGTTGTTGGTTGTGGATTCTGAATAGGATAGGTAATACCGATCCTTCCAGACCACCCCACAGAGCCATTTCCTTCTGTCACCGGGGACTGACTGTAGTTTGTCGTCTACGACGCTTCGGGTGATGCTTTGGATGCTCCCCGCGTCGAGAACTCTCACCTGTCCTTCTTGATCCACGAAATAGACCGTCCCCTTGTCGGACGCAATAGACAAGGGGGCCGGGGTGCCAATATTTGCGATACGCCCAAGCTGGGAAAGCTGAGATGTTTCCTGCCCGCTCACGGCATAGATGTTCTTGTCGGTGAAGACGAAGATCGTGGAGCTTCCCGCCGTGCTTGCGGCGATAGGGTGGATGGCCTGGACCGTTTCCCCCTCTAGGGAAAGATACGTCCCTGATTGCTCGGCTTGCCTTCCGTTCTCAAACCTCGGAACCAGAGTCGTTCGGAACGGCAGCTTGTACTCCGAGATTGCAAGGTTGTCGGTCTTTATCCCGCCCACGAGAAGGCGGTTGTTCGCCCAACATACTTCAGTGGAATCGGTGGGGATAGCCTTGTTGAATGCGCTCGGGATGTCTACGTCGGGGTAGATCACGTCATAGGTATCCGGCCCCGCTGTGGTCCATGCGAACAAGTCTTCTGCCGAAGGGTTGGTGTGCGTCCAACTCGCCCCTCCCCATGAAGTCAATGCTTGACTGTAGTGGTAGCGATACCTCGTGCTTCCCGTCTCCTTGACGTAGAAGTTGACCCGGTTCACGCCCTTGTCTCTTTCCGTATCCGACACGCCCACTACAGGGGCCGAGAAGACTGCGTTGATGACTGGGGAACGGGGGAGGCGGACATCGCTTAATACCGGCCCGCCGACATCCTTCACCCTCACTGTCTGATAGGTTGAGTAGACGACGCCAGGGGATTCTGTTCCCGATCCCGAGTTGACGGAAGAAACTCCCAAAGAAGCGTCCGACTTCATCAACCCGCCGCCGTATCCTATGGCGATCATGAAGAAGTCCGCGATCTGGCTTGCACTCGGAGCCTCAGCCGTGTCCGCCGTCCACGTCAGCTTGAACGTCGTGATATTCGTCGTGCCGGCAATCGTCGGCAACTCAAACACCCAAATGATGCGCTGAGAGTTGTCCAGAAAGACGGGGATGGGTCTTGTGTAAGATGCAGGGTTGAAGCCGTCCCACACGACCAAAGCGTTGCACTCAATCTTCAGCTTGTCCCACAGTTGACCGTAAGCCGTATCAACCCCAATCAAAAGCTGCCGGTTGAGCGCCGAGGTGGTGACGTTGGAGATGGTGCGCGTAATCGTCGCGGTAGAGCCGCTCGTGACGCCTGAAGTGATCGTAAGCCTTGCTTGGAGATCGGGGTCTGCGCCGTTGACTGTCCATGTTATCCCAGCACCCGTCGCGCTGAGGTCGCCGCCGACAATCGCTTGGATGTTAAGAAAGAACCCTGAAGGCACCTGAGAGACGTAAACCGTCTTGTCCTGAACCTTGGTCGGGGGTTCGATATCTTCAACGATAGAACATCCCGCAGAAGTGAACGCCCTTGCGTCGTCAACTCCATTCACTGCGATCAAGATGGACCCTACCCCGTCCTCAGTCCCGAACGTGCGGGGGACGACCGTAAACCTTACGGGTCGGTCGGTGTCCGTGAACCTCGTGTTCCCATACTTGCCAGAAGCCGCTGTGATCTCAGTCCATGAAATCAAATCTGTGGACTCGTAGATTCTGACTTCCGCAGAAACCATCGCCGCGACGATGACTGTGTAGCCGTTCCACAGGTTCCCCTCCCAGTGCCCCCTGTAGGACGCTGCGGAGACGATTGAACCGATGGTTGATGTTCCACCACGGCAGGTGAGCAAACCCTTCTCTATGCGAAGGTTGTCAAGTTGCGCCCACTCCGAAGGCCCGAGAGATGCCTGATCCATCGCAGAGTTGAGTGCGCGGACCGGGACCGACTTGGGGTCCAGGATGACAACCTCGTTCCTGATGGATTTCATTGAGCCGCAGATACCCTCCTGCTCTTGCATCGGAGGCGAGTGGAAGTGGCGTTAGCTTGTCGGCCCTTCAGATAATCCTCGTTGCGGTCGAACTCGTCCCTGAAAAGCCCCATGCGAAGCGGAAGGTCTTCCAATCCTCTGTCTTCAGCGTATCGCTGGCAGATAGCGTGGACGTAGACCATCGGGGAGAGAACGTCGTCTTGGATCGTTGACCCTGAGTTGAGGGTGTCGCAATCCAGATAGTGAATCCTCGCAATCGGATACCCGCCCGTGGTCGTTGTGTCAGGGGTTGGGAAGAATCCTATCTTGGACCCCGTTGAAGTTCCGACGAAGTAATACTCCCTCGGCTCCGCAGAAGCTCTCGCCCGCCAGTTGGGATTCACGATATCTAACGTTTCCGAGTTAGTCGCTACGAGCGCCTTTCGGTTGGACTGCGTAGCGGAACGGATGTATTCAATGGACGTAGCCCCGAGCATTGGAGCCGTGATTGCGTACTCCCTCGTGTCCGCCGTGAGCGAGATGTCTTGCGACGTGTTCCTCAGTCTCAACCTTCGCAGGATGTCGGGGCGGATCTCGTTGAGATAGGTCACGATGTCGTCCGTGCGAAGCATGGAGTAGACCCTTTGGACGCCGGTTACGATGTTGGTTACAGTGAAACTCATTCGCTAGGTTCTCCCCATGTCGTAGGCTGAGCGGGCGGGAATGCTTTGTGGTGCGGATAGAACGGAGCCCCAACCCTTTTACCGTAGAACTCGGAGTGAGGATCGGTGATTGTCCGAAGCATGTGACCAGGGAACCATGCCCCCGATATTTCACACACCGCTCCCGCTTCCCCGTCTTTGAACGTGAGCGGGTCGCACCACTTGAAGTTGCCCCGGTATCGGGTATCGGGAGCCGGTGGGAGTCCAGGGACCCGGAAGAACCAACGGAACATCAGCAACGTGGACCAAGGGCTAGACATCGGAGGGGTCAGGTTCCGCGTAGCCTGAAACGCGAAGGGGGACCAAGGATAGATCACGAGATTTCGCCCCTCGTTGCCGTCGTCCCGTCGTCGGTCGCTGTTCCCGTCACTTTGGCTGTGGTACCGTCCGTCTTGTAGAGCGTCATCGTGGCACTCGTTGCGCCCGCTACTACGTCCATCGCGTGGAAGTTGAAGCCCCACATATCGGTTAGGTATTGCTCCAGCTTCTTAACCGACTGATCCCCGGCTTTCCCGGTGAACTCCGCGAGGTCGAGGGTCTTAATCTCTCCCGTAGCGTAAACAGCGTTGGCCGCGTTGGACGTGAGATTATAAGCAATTACCTTGGCCGTCATGTCTGCCGCAGAAAGAGAAACATTAACGAACCCAGGAGTTCCAGAAACCTCCGCGATGGACCCGCCCACAGATACCCCAAATGCTGCCCCATCCTTGGAGATGTTGATAGCCAATGTTCCAAGTCCACCAGTGAGAGGGTTGGCCGTAACTGAGGACTTGATGCAGTCGGTGAAATCGAAAGCCTGCCCATACACTGGGAATACGGTTGCGTTGTCGGGGAATGCCATTAGCTTGTTTTCTCTCCTAAACCTTTATTGCGGACCATGCCGAGATCGGGGATGCGTTTATGCTTGGAAGCCATGATGGTAACTGGGGTGACGGTGCCCGCCGAATAGTGAATCCGAGCCCGCTCATAATCCACTCGCCGACCACCGTTAGGGGAACCGGCTGTGTTTGAACCTTCCCTTATCAAGAATCCGAACGTAGCCGTCAGAACATCCGCTCCTGTCAGAGCTAGCCCCCAAGGGTCCGTGGATGATCCGAGCGTATCGTTCTGCATCCCCGGCCCGGTGCAATCAAACTCTTTCTCTGCGCTTGCAGGGGTGGAGCCATCAAGGGTGACGTAGACCCCCATCGTGTTTCCAGGGGTAATGTGCGGGATGCCAGTAGTCCCGTAGCACTCGAACTCAATCCCGTCGATGACATCAGTGGCGATCAAACCTTCAGCCGTGAAATCGTAATCCAGGCACTCTAGGTAGTCGCTCGTTGGGTCGGCGTGGAGATTCAGCCGGCCATCATTGGGGGACAGGACCCCATCTAGGAGCGTATCCCCGCCGATTAGGGCACTCCAGTTGGTGCCTGTGACGCTTTGGGCCTTTACCCACCCTGTTACTGGCATTAGAGCGGCTTTGCGATGGCTTGGAAAGTATCGACTTCATACTTGTCCACTACGCCAGCGCCCTCCCATGAGTATTGCCACGTTCCCGCTTCGTCTACGTCCAGATCGTAATACCACTGGCCGTCGATGGGGTTCGTGAGGCTTGCATTCGTCAAAGTCGCCGTGTTCCCGCTCGGGTCCTTGTGCTTCAGGGTAACCGTGGTTGGGTCGGTCAAAGTCCCATCGAAGTCTCGGAACTCTGCGTTTAAGCGCACGGTGTCGGTTACATAGATTGGCATTCGTACGACCTCTAGGGAAATCTGGATTCCTTGACTTGACTTAGTAGAGACGATTCGGGATTGGTCTATGGATGCAACTATAGATTGCAACGATAAGGACAGCTTGGCGTTACAGGTGCTTAAAGTGATTCCGTCCATATCTTGATCCCCATTGTTTGGTTGCTGACTTGGACCGTGCCAACGCTCGGTAGCGCCTGACGAGGTACGCCTCTGCCCGTGAAAGTGATCGTGCCACTCGCTTGTAGTTGTGCATTGGATTGGATTTGAACCTGACCACCTAGCTCTATTCTACCGCGAGGGCGCATGATATGAGCCCTTGTTAGCGTCGTTGAACCTGCAAACTCTATGCTTCCCGTAGCCGCAAAGACCGCAACTGCGACCGCTCCCGCTCCACCGCTAAGTTCAATCGTTCCACTTGCAAGAATCGTGGCGACGGTGACCCCACCCGTGGCCGCAACGTAATCCCTTCGGTCCGCCCTGAGAAGGTCGTCAGGGTAAAGATACGAGCCGTAGATGGTTGGGGCGTTCGGCCTTAGCTTGTCATCAACCTGAAGCAGAGGATCGAACGTCAGCGCCATCGCTAACTCGCAATCAGCGTATTCGCTGAGGTCCCGAACACGTCAGGAACGCCTGACTTGTAGAAAACGAGGTAGTTCGTGTCTGGATAGTAAGGGGTGTTGCAAAGGTACACCCCGGTCGTCGCATCGCTGACCGTCTGGTCTAGCTTCAGGTCGTCGGACGTGCGGAACAGCTTCACCGTGACGCCGCCGAGGATAGAACCGTATTGGTCCCTCGTGACGCCCGTGACGCCGAACCGACTCGCCGCGCCCGCCGCAGGGTCGTAGAACCCCCACTGAACAGCGCGGTAGCAACATCCAACGTCTGTCCCCTGATCCCCGAGCAGATTCCCGCCGCCCGGCCACCATTCATTAGCAAACGATGGAGGTGCGATAGCCGAAACGCACTCGCGGAACAGCGCATCCCTCTGGAAGCGGGGTCCCATTGTGCGCCAATCGTCTTCTATCCCCCTGATCGTGTAAGCCCCGTTAATGAATCCGCTCATCGTCTGTCACCTGCTGGAATGGTTGGATAGATGGCATGGTTCTGAGGCGCTACCACGTCAAGGTGAGGCACGACCAGCCCCGCCCCGTGAGGCTCAAGGATGCTCGGCCTTCCAAGCCGGTGCGATACCGCATCTCTGGCTGAATCCAGCATCCCGAGCGCACACTTCACGTCCCCGATGTTCCCCTCAACGGAGAGTGCCCCGTTATCGTGGAGCGCCAGGGTGATCGTGGCAACGACTGAAGGAGCGAGGCTATTCATCAAGTGCTACGTTGATGTCAGATGCCAGCGCCGTGGTGATGTTCCAGACGACAGCCGAAGACGAAACGGGGATGACGAATCCACGGGGGAAAGTCCAGATAACTCCGACGCCAATCGTGGCCGCACTATTCCACCTTCGGGCAAAGACGAGCGGCACAGTGGGAGAGGTAGCCCAGGAAAGCGCCGTAGTTGTCACGCAGACGGGGGAACCGGGCTCATCCCTGATAGGAGTGGACGTGCCGCCTGGAGTGACGCCAATGGCCTGTGGGCGGCCAAAGCCGAGCGATTGCGCGGTACCCGTTGCCTGTACGATACTCAACTCCAAAAGAGTCGCCCGCACAGCGGCAGTTGTCCGAATCTCAAGACAAGCCTGAGTGATTGTGAGGTTGGTGGTTCTTACACCGATTGAGCCAATTGCCATGTTATGCTACCGTCCAGGTTAGATTGCCGATGGGGATTTCGGGCCGAATGTTCAGCCCTACCCCGATTGAAGATGTGAGCGCCGCCCTTGCGAGTAGCGTTCCAGTGCCCGAAAGGTCTGTCCCGAGCCCTACGTGGGTGATTGTCCCCGACCCACCGGTTCCGAGCGGGAACTGGATCAATCCAGCGTTCGCCCCCGTGTCACCCGTGATCGTGAACCCTGTGGTCCTTGAGACGGCTTGCCTTGCGTAAGAACCGTAGTTGGTTTCGCTTGATGCCTGGTTCCCTGTTTCGCCGGGGTCGCCAGTGTGGAGCGACAGATAGAAACTCCCCGCCGCCGCCCAAGAGGGAGCAGTGGAGTCAAGCAGATATCCGATGATATCATTCTCAAGAGTGTTTGTCGCGTCCTGTGCCATGTTATTCCGTTGGGGCTAAGACCCGCTTCCTCCATTCCGTAAGGTTGACGAAATCGGCCTGTGCTTTCTTTCGGTAGCAATGGTCTATGACTTCTTTGAAGCTGGCCGTTTCGTATTCGATGTTCGCCGCCGCGCCCGCCACGACCTTGTGGAACAAGACAATGATCGAAGTTCCCGACCCGATAGCCGCGTCAATGTAAGCCTTGATCTGAGCTACAGACCAAGTGCGAATCGTGGAAACGCAAGGAACGTATCGGGCATTCGGGTAAGCGTCAACAAAACTGCATGACTCGGGGGCGGTTGAACTGGCTGCAGTCAGAACCCTAAACATCAATATGCCCGCCGCATCCGCCGCCGCCTTGTAGTTCGCCGACCACTCACCGTAAGGGGAGCAGAAGATCAAATGCTCGCTGTCGCGGGTGAACCCGTTGTCCTTCAAGTAATCACGGGACGCCTCAATCTGCTCTTGGCAGGTTGCTTGGCTTGCGTCCTGAAGCCACCTGGAAGGGCTCCCCGATACCGCTGTGTGGTCCCGTGTGTGGCCGACCATTGACCACCCTGCCGCATGAAGGGTAGTCAGTTCAGCGAGGGTCATGAAGTTAGCCGCACCGACTGAGCCTGAGATAACCCCGACCGAGCCAGGAATCCCACGAGCCGCCATGTATGGCATAGCCGTGTCGATTACTGAATCGTAACCATCGTCAAACATGATCGCAATCTGAGGGCGCGAGTAGCCCGCGTAGGCGAGGTTGTCAACGTAGATCGAAAGCGTCGTTGACGTGACGGCATCCACTTTGATGATAATGTCGTTCCAAGTGGTCGTATCCCAAACCGGGGTGCCCGCCGCAACGGCAAACTTGTTCCGTCCCAAGCGGAACTCATTCCAGCCGGGACGCATGGCGATAATCGCGCCCCACTGGTGGGTGGTGGCGGCATCGCGGATTCGGATAAAGCCCGAATAGATCGTCGCGGGGTCGTTGGTGTCGGGAGCATCAAGGTAGATGCGAATGAATAGCCCTTTCTTTGTTGCCCAAACATTCCCTGCGGCATAGGCAAGGAAGAGGTTCTGCCCGCTCCCTGATGTGGCCTTGACCCTTGTGCCAATGGTGCCGTCAATGAGGGTGATAGAACCCGTTGTTTGGCTTGCACCTGTTCCCGAAGCGGTCCAGCCAGCAGCGGCGGCTCCTGAGTTGATGAGAACATCAGCCGTGGCTCGGATCGGCCTACCCATTAGGCAACCGCCTGAGAGTATCCGAGGGCTTGGCAAGACGTAGCTGTAGCAAAGTCGATGTAGACCCCGAGAGCGTAGGGGACGTTCAACTCCAAGACCACCAGCCCTGATACTGGGAGCGGGATCGTGGTTGTCAGTTTGGTTCCCGCCGCCGAAGTGTTATCGTAGACTTCAGCCGTCGTCGCTCCACCAGAGCCATTGTAAAGCATCAATCGCTTGAGGACACCAACGCCAGTCAATGTTGCACCGTCAGCACCGCTTAGGAGCGTTCCAGCGGTGACCATCTCGGCAACCTTGGTGACTTCGTTCGTCGCATCGACGCCAGGGCCGACGTTCCAGACATGCTGGATATGAGAGTTCGACTGGTCCTCTGCTTTCACGAGGTCAACGACTGGGTTGATATTCTTTGTTGCCATTGTTCTTTCTCTTTCAAATCTGGGGGCCGGGGATGAGTCCGGCCCGTTGCAGACAGCCCCCTCGCGACTGGAGGTTACTGGGGGCTATCTTAGATGGGATGGTAGGTGATGTAGGCGTAACCCACAAGACCCGCCGCCGCTCCACCAGTTCTCGACGCAGTGATGTACTGCGAAGATGTCAGTTTGAGCGCAGACTTCCCGTTTGTTCCCTGGTTTTCGATGTTGTCGAATACTCCGGCAGCGGTGCCGACATCCAACCCATCCATGACCGTATCAGCGGAAGTAGTGCCGTCTGCGGCAACTCCCACGTCAATCGTGCAAGCTCCGGTGGCCTTCGTTGTTACGTCAAACACAACTCGCGTTGCGATGATCGAACCACCAGTGGGGTTTGCCCATGCCAGAACGCCACCCGCCGTATCCGCCGCCGCTAGGGCGACTCGCACGGTGACAGGGGTCTTCGTCACGGCAGATGCAGACTGGACTCCAGCCTCCCAAACCACCGCATTGTTCACGTCCCGAAGGACTGGACTGCCGAGCGAGTTGAAACCCAACCCGGCCTTGTCCATATTGACCCCGCCAACTTGAGGGTTCTGTGCTCCATAGGTGATGCTCCAGCCCGGTGCCGAAGCGTTTGTTTCCGGTGCTGTGCGCATACCCATTTAAGCGCCCTCCGTGCCCCAAGTTCCGCGCCAGGAGAGGAAGGACGCAATGTATTCCTCAAAGACGGCGAACTTGTAGATCAGGTGGTCGATGTCGTACTCCTGACGAGACTTCCGGCCAACTCGCTGGAGGAAGAACAGAGGATTCTCTGCCTTCTTCGCAGGGAGAAGGAACCACGCTGTTGAGGAAGTCAAGTAGGGGTTGGTGACAACGCCCTCAATCATCCCGCCCGCGATGTTCTTCTCATTGTTCGGAGTGCCCGGCATCTTCGTTGAAGTGACAACTTCCTGAGCGTAGATCGACAGATCAGGCGGAACGATCAGTTTGAACGGTCCCATAGAAGGGAATGGATCACCCTTTTCGGAGTCCACGTTCATGAGATCGGTAATCGCGGCCCGCAGAGCCGAAATCGAGAACGCAGTTGCGACCGAAGCCTTGTTGCGTCCCGACCCAATCTCCTGGGTGTGATCCGTAGCGAACAGACTCTTGCTGTCTGCGCCGAGGTTGGCTGCCGCTGTGTTGAAGCCGAGGTTCAGGACGTTTGCGGCGACCTGCTCCTTCGTCTTGTCCATAGCAAGCATGATGTTCGGCACCGGCTGTGCGGCAAGGTTGTAGAGATCAGTCTCTTTGGCCTGTTCCGACACTTGGTAACCGATTGCCCGCATGATCGGGGCATAGGTCTTGCTTCGGATCAGCCGCCACGTATCGAACGAGATCCCAGAGGTTTCGTTGACCGTGTTTGCCATGCCGAAGTCCGACACCTGAGCGACCTGGAAGTAGCTCTGGTTGTCGTTGAACGTCTTCCCGATAAACTGCGGGTACAGCGATTCTACGCTTTCGGCGTAGTTCTTGACGATCTTGTCTACGCCCACGCGGGCGAGGATGCCAAGTTGGGTAGTTGTCATTGCCATGAGTTATAGGCCTCCCAGCGTTTGAAGCGCAGACCGGACCTTGACCCAAACTCCTGGGTATTGGTCAGTTGCTGATCGGTCGTCAGGCTTCTCAGTGATGACAACCTTATTGATCCCGTCCGTACCGCTCGGGGCGGCAGAGCAGACAGTCTGAATGTCCCCAGCGCCGTTATAGCGGAAGAGTTCAGCTTTATCGCCGACCGCGACATCTTGGAGTTGAGCGTCAGTGGCCGTATCGTTGTACAGCCGAAGGAAGAACTCCACGTTGTCCGTAGCCAAGATAACAGGGATGTTATTGGTCGTGGACGCAGTGGTGTTGTTAGCCGAAGCTAATGCCATTCCAAGTACGAGATCGCCAGCAACAAGGCTGGCACTTTCAAGACCTGCCCCTGGGTCCACAATGGTGCCCAGGTTGATGACTTGACCCGAGGAGTTGAGTCCTACGAGTTCACCGTGTTGGAATGTCTGGCTGGCCGCTTCGGGATAGTGGCGAGTCGAGGACCCGCCCGCTCCGTCTGCGGTTCGCCATCGTGGGGTTTTCGGGAGCGTTCCCGAGCTATATGCGCCAGGTAGTGGCATTTATTTTTGTTTCCTCCTGATGGGATATTTGCCGGACTACCCGGCAAAATCTATTGATCGAATGTCTCCAAAGTAGCGTCTCGCTGTTCTTGGATTTGTCGTTTGGCCGCATCCGCTTCCGCATCAGCTACAAGAGCCTCCATCGTTTGCGTTGGGCCAAGGGTTACGGTATTTGAAGTCGCTCCGTCCACCGCAGCCGCCGCTGCTACACGGCGCATGGCTTTACTCTCAGCCTGTGCTTGGTGGTCACGGAACGCCTTCTCGGGATAGATGACGGTGACCTTGTTGTGCGTCTCGTCCGCGATCTGTCCCTTGAATGGACCGTCTTCGTCCAGGTAGACCTGAACCATGTCATCAAAGTTGTCTCGGGTGCCCTTGAAGATTTGGACAGCCCGCATCCCCGCAGGGGCTTTGTACTTCCCACGTGGTCGGCCCATCTCTCCCATCACGGAGGGAGAGCCTTGAGTCGGGGTTGGCTGTACGTGTTGTGGTCGTGGTCGTCCGTTAGACATTAGCGAATCCCCGCCGCCCGCAGAGCGGCTTTATCTTCTGCGGTCATCTCTCCGAACGCTTGCTTCCATGCGTCCTCCCCGTCAAAACCTTGTGCTGATTGGTTGCTCACACCGTTGTTCCCCGCCTTGGGGCCGGTGGCGTTGAGCTTCCCTTGTTTTCGGACCTCCCGAAGGATAAGCCCTGAAAGAACTGCCGCGTTATCAGGGTTCGCCAAATACTCGGGCGAACACTTGGCAAGTGCGTCCTTTGCCAACTGAACAGCGTCGGGTCCAATCTCCGCGCATTCGTCCATGACCATCTGCTGAGTGCGGTTGATAGCAGTCATGGCTGACACGGCTTCTTTCATCGTCTCCGCTTTGATCTTCGCGGGGTCGATGTACGTCTCTTCAGGCGTGTTCTGCGACTCGATGTAATCGCGCCATTCCTGGTCGCGCTTTTCGATGCGATCAGCCTGTGCCTGTCGTTCAGCTTCAAGCATTGCTTGAACCTGTGCGGGGGTGTAAGCCGGTGGGGCTTCTGCTACTCCCTCTTCTGTTTCCAAAAGTTCGATGTTGTCTTCGTCTTCCATTTTCTATTCCTTGGCCGCTTTCACGACCGCATCTTCAAAATCTTTGCTAAGAAGCCATTTGAGAAGTTCGGCCTTGCCCTGCGCTCGGCATAAGAGAGTCGCCTCCAACAGCGGGTCCTGAACTTCCAATGCCATTAAGCAATCCTGCCGCAATTTGCTGAGGGTCTTGCGCACCAGGTCCCATTCCGGGCTGCGGAACAACGCCCGCGCCGACTCCCCCGATTGCAAGTTGGATATATTGCTCAATGACGTGATCCTCCATCGGTAGCTTCAAGGTCTTGATGAGAAGGCTGTAGAACTCCAGCATCAGTTGTGGCGGGAGCATTCCTTGAGCGACCATGTTTGCCGTCATCTCCATCGCCAGCTTTGTCTTCTCAATCAAAGCGCCAGGGGTCGATTCTTCGGTCTTGCCTGTGGGCTCAAACGTGTACTCGCCCGCGAACTCCTCCACGGACTGAGCGGGGAAGTCGTCTCCATAGTGCTGAATCAGCTTCACGAAGTACAACTGAGCCATCTCTACAAGGAAGGCGCAAAGTTCTGCCATTCCTTGACAAGAGTTGGAGCGGTATTCGTCCAGCCCCATCCGTTGCCCTTGAAGGATTCCCGAAACTTCCGTAGCCGTCGTATTCCCCGAGAACTGCTGTCCTTGACCGGCCTGGGATACACGAGATGCCGCGTCCGCGAGTTCCGACATCAGGGTAATCAACTGAGGCATCTGGCCCGAGTTGAACTGAGAAGGAACAGGGAACAGGCTTACATTCCCCGGCATGGAGATGATGGACCCCGGTTCGTATTCGATCAGCTTCCCGGCGTCCCCAATCGCGCCCGTGGCGATGATCGGGGTAGCGGCGTTCATTTGGGTGCCGTCAACCATGCAGTTCAGCAACTTGTCGAATACAAGCTGAATCGACTGCATCTTGTGAGCGACAGGGACTTCCCGCAGGAACTCGTTCTCTTCGCTCTCTTGAAGGAAGACTTCAAAGTAGCCGGGGCGCAGGAACGGGATGTTCATGCTCATCTCAATCCCCTCCACGCGAACGGCGTAAGGCTCGCAGGAGAGTAGGATCTTCCGCCCGAAGGCTACGCGGCAAAGATGGTATTCGTCCCCGAACTTGGCAATAACCCTCCAGCACTCTACGGGCTGGTCGCCAGACAAGGACCCCTCGTAAGGCTGAGAGCGGGTCGTCCCCTGGAAGGCTTGGTCGTCGGGCCGGTCGCCACCCGATAAATCTTTCCTCTCCTCAAAGAACGCTTCGTTCTCTTTGAGGTCGTCTAGCCGTTCGTAGTAGCGGTCGGCACAGACGCGGGCTTTCTTGATTCCACCTTTGTAAGCGGGATAGATGATGAAGTTCTTGGGGTGGATAACGTCAGCTTTAGGGCCGAAATCTGCATAATCCTCATCGAAGTAGCAGAAAACGATGGCGGGCTCGGAAGTCGTTGCTCTTCGGACGGCGACCCGGAAGAACCGGTCGAAACTCATCCGCTCCATGAGGAACTGAACCACGTCAGAACCCTTCTTAGCTTTGCTTGTGGAGGCTCCGTAGCCGATGGCGGTGAAATAGGGCCTCGCGCTAAGGACAGGGCCGCAAATCGCCCCTACGAGTTGGTCAATCTTCGGTGAGAGCAAGGGGAACGTAGAAGGAGTGGTGGTTTCGTCGTAAAGCGACCCCTCATCCGTGGGGGTTTGCTTCGCCATCGCCTCTAAGCGAGCCCAGCGGTCCCCGATATTGCCTTGCTGTCGTTTGCCAGCTTCGATACACTGGCATAAGTATTGAGCAAGCTCCTTTCGCCCTTCGGGTTTCTTGATGTTTGGGAGCTTATTCAATGATTACCCCTATGTCTGACTCTGGAATGATCCAATGGTTGCCGATTTGGAGCCAATCGCCCGAGTTCGAGACGGTGACCCGTTGCCCGACTTCGTAATCCTCGCAGGATTCATGGACTTTGACGATAGTTGCCGTCTCTTTGGGAGGTTTGATCTGGATAATCACGGATTCTGGCTCGTCCCATTCCACCATGATGTTCTCAGGGGCGGGGATAACCTCTCCATCCTCGTCAAAAGCAACGATATGCTCCCAAATGCTGACGACGGACGCGATTGAGTCGCCCTGGAATACTTCTCGCCCCGTGATGCGATACCATCCTTCTTCGTGATCCACGTAAAGGCCGACATAGGGGCGGACATAAACTCTTGTCCCGACTGGGATCTCCGTTGCACAGGCAACTACCCCCGCGTCGGGGCGGGAGTTTCCTGATGTTCGGTCAGGGAGAAGGATTCCGCCCTCTGATTTCTCAGGCGGGGCGCACATGAAGATGACTGGCCGACCAGGGAGGGGCCTGAAGCGTGATTGTGGAACTTCGGGCCACACCGTTGCCTTATTCAGCACGTCAGCGTATTGCATCGACTTAGTTAGTTTAACCCTTTTTCACGGAATATGACGTTTCAATGTCTTAAAATGATGCCGTTCGTTGCTTCGAGGAATGTCCCCCAGTCAACATTGACACTTAGGACGGCGTTTTCACCCGGCTCGATCTCCGAGATATAGAACCCGGCACTTCCTACTCGGTCCCCCGGCTCTGCGTCCATCGGTTCGATCTGCTGAACTCCTTGATTCCCATTCTCCAGCCCCGCGACTCGTGCATTGAAGGCTTCCATCATCCCGAGTAGCCGGGAGACTTGTTCCTCAATCTTGTCCAACCGCTCGGCTGTACTCAAAAGAACTCCTTGAGAAGATCAAACGTCGCCCCTTCATTGAAGTAGGTGTCTCCGATCATGAGTTTGACGCCCTTGATCTCACCCTCTACAACATAGGCAACTGCGGTGAGTTCCACGTTGACAGTAGCCGTCTTCATTTTGGCTTGCTTGGACTGCATCGTAGCGAGTGCCATATCCATATCACGCATCTGGTTCTTGTCCTTGGGGATGGTGACCATCTCCTTTGTCTTCTCTACTTTCTCTTTCTTTGCTGCCATCGTTAGTTTCTCCTGAACATGCTGTCTTCGAGAGCCTTTAGCTCGGTGTCGATTTGGGTTCCCTGTTTGTTGCGACGGTATATCTTAACGCCGTTTCCTTTGCTGACAGGGAATGCGAAAATGTCGGGGCCGAGATACCGGAGAGCGTCAAGCCGGTGCCATTTCGACTTGTCTGCGATCTTTTCAGAGCGGTTCCCATCTTCGTCCGTGTCCCGTGAATACTGTTGAACATCCTCAATCAATGAGTTGAGGTCACTAAAGATGACGAGTTGAGCGAGTCCAGGGTGCTTGCCTTTTTCAATCGTCCGCTTAAACGCCGTCCATACGGTCTGGATTTGGTATTCAACGTTGGAGTCGGATGGTTTATTCAAAGGCTGTCCAGCAAGCGTCCAGAAGCCTCTCCACCCCACTTCCTGCGCCGATCCTGCGAAGCCTAGGGGAATCTTCGGGAATCCTTCTACTGCTCTCATCGCCATCTCCCTGAGTTTCTTGATATGACCGGCAGCGGTGTTCTGCTCGACTTCCCTTCCCGCCCCTCCGTGATAGGACCCGAAGATGTAAACCCTGCCCGTTGCTTCGCCGTAGTCGTCCAACTCTCTAGCTCCAAGGACGGCAGCGGTGTTGTCGGGTCCGAAGTCCACTCCCATGACGAGGGGCCAGTCGTTAGGGATGAGGAACCGTTTGCAGGTGTTCCGGTCGTGGGTGAAGCAGTCGTAAATCTGGCCCGCTGGTTGGGTGAACTTGCCTTCGTACATCATCTGCCATCTTTCGATAGGCATGAGATCCTTCTCGGCTTCGATGATTGCTTTGTCTACAAGGGGGTTCATCCACGAGGGGAACTGATGCAGTGAATAATCAGGGTGGCCTTTATCCGCGATGTCGTGGATGTGCGTTTTGAAGAAGTTCCACTCGTAAGGAGTTGAGCCGAAGAGTATCCGACCGTAACCCGCCGACCTTGCTGGGTTGAGACGACGGCGAAGGGCTTCGTAGGATGCTAACTTATTCTCCTTCTGCCCCACTTCGTCCCATACCGCGCAAACTCCTGTGACTGATTCAAGGTTGGATGAGTCTTCGGCGTAGGCGAACTGGATGATGAGTTCTGCCGAGAATCCTAAGAGTCGTCTTGCCCCTTCCTCCGAGAACTTGAAGACCGTTTCGGGGCTTTCGTAGAACTTCCCAAGCTGGAGTTGTTCCTCAAGCAAGAGTCTGAGAGCGGGGATGGCTTGTTTCCTGAGCAGTTTGAGCGTGGGGCCGACGTACAGCCCGACTCCTCTTCCTAGTTTCTTGATGAGCGGAGAACAGCGTTGGAGTTCTCTGAGCATCCATCGGCATTGAATAGCGGTCTTCCCGCCTTGTGATCCGGCAACGCAGACGACGTTCCTTGCAAAGCTCTCCCAGGCACTTAGCTGACCTTCATGGAACCAATCCGGGGGTGTTTCCGTGTCCAGCAGGGGGCGACCGACCGATTTGGCCTGGTCGAACATTTTATCTAAATCAATGCCTGCCAAGGTTAACCTTCGTGCTACAATCCCGTTATGGGAAAAGTGGTAGGGATCAAGCTCACTGATGAAGAATACGAACGATGGAGCAAGTTTGCGTCCGAGAAAGGTTTCAGGGCTCCTTCAGAAATGTGCCGACATGCGACGAAGATCTTCATGAGCCCTATTTCGACTGAACATCCTATCAGTCTAGCGATGAATAACGATGAGGTTTTACCCGAAGGGAAAGGGGAATAGCTATCCTTTCTCGTTCGGTTGCCTGAACAGCACCGGTAGCCCGGTGTTCTCGTGCATTCTAACGTCAAAATCGCAAGCCTTGAGCGTGGACGTGTCGAATCGCCATTCGATGAAGGCTTCAACTCTCGACCCCATGACTCGGATTCCGCCATGTGCAGTCGGATAAACAGTCTTGCCTTCATGCTCAATCGGTTCAGGCTTGACGGCCATCGCCTCAGCCCATAGATCATCCCGCGATGCACGGCGAATCTCGTCCATCCTGGCATGTTGCGCTAGTCTCTCTTCGTACCTAGCTTTGGCCTCTTGTTCCTCATAGGCTTTCTTGGCTTTGGCGCGATCTTGGTAAACGTCGTCCATGACTCTGCCGTTTCCGGTAAGTCCGCCACCTGGATCGGGGACGCCATAGAATGGAGGGCCAGGGATTTTCTTGTCTTCGTTCATTTCTTCACCGGGAATCCTACAGCCCGCATTTCGCCTGGAGTGTGCCTCGGAGGGCAGAACAGCCAGAGCCCATAAGCGATGAGGGGGTCGATGGATGATGTGGCGTACATTCCGTTTGACCATCCACCGACCTGACGGAGCAACCAGTAAGGCTTGCTCATTTCTTCAACTCTCTCCAGGCTTCGAACAGAACGTCGTAGACATTCCTCATATCTTCCGGGTGGCAGAGCGGACAACGGATAGACCGTATGAGGCCTTCCTTGTGCCAAGTGGTCCCAACCGACCATCCTGGATGCCACATGCAACCGAGGGTCTTCTGTTCGCACTCAAACCCCGCGAGGCGCATGAGTTCATGGAGGGGTTCGATTGGTTCGGGCTTCTTGGGTGGGTCCTGCTTGATTACGACATTGAGCCCGCTCTCGGTGGCTGTCTCTTTGCTCATGCATTCATTTTACACGATATGTACCCGAAACAGTCATTGGCCCTAGTAAAGTTAGAAAACCGGGTACAATGCAGTGAGTGAGGACAACCAAATCACGGGCTCTTGAGGAGATTTTCGATCATCTGGACGCAATCCAGACCATTCTGGCCGCCCAAGGGATAGGAAATCGCCCCTGCGCAAAGCCCGGTTGCCCCAATCAAGTCATGAGAAAGGCAAGAAACGCAAAGTTCTGCTCGGATCGGTGTCGAAATGCAGAGGCACAGCACCGCAAAAGAGCCAAAAACAAGGCATAGTCACGGGATAGTCATTTCCCCTAGTGAAACGAGAGAACCAGGTACAGAACAATGGACGGAATGAGGAAAACGATCAACATCGACGGCGTTATCTACGAAGAGTGCAGCCACGCAGAATGGACCGCAGACAAGAACGCCATCTTGCTTGAAGTAATGAAGGCCAGCACCTACTACAGACTCAAACCAAGAGAGCCGAGAACCTGGGAAGGGAAGCTGTGGGAAGCGGCAGGACAGATCAATACAGAATCCGGGGAACTGTGGAATTGGCCCGGAAACATCAAGGTGAAGATAACAGAGGTTATCGAATGAACTGGGATTGGGCTTGCAGGAACCTACTCGAAGGGAACGAAGTCGCAATGAAGTCAGACACAAACGTAGAGTTCACATCGTTCAAGCTCGTTGGAGGCGAGATCCAATGCTACACAGACAAAGGGGGCTGGCACGAAACCACAGTCAGCCGAGAGATGATGGAAGCCATCGACTGGTATCTGCCATTTAAAGGTTAACCCTCCCCCTTTTTAGGTCAAAGTTATAGAACGTGCCTTCCCCGCCGACTTCATCATGAAAAAGGGGGCTCCCCCTCCCCTCGGTTGAACCTGACATAGCAATGCGCACGTCTCACGGCCCGTTACAGGCGTTGGACGTGCGTTTGTGTGTGTGGAGCCCCATAAGCCCCTAAGTCTTGTGTACGGGTCAGGGAGGAGGCTTTAATAGCCTATTGCGTCTCTACGTCTTGTGAGACTGAGGTGGATACCTCGGCGTTATCCTTCACGTCTTGTTGAATCAACGTGAGTAGGTGGTCCCTGGTCTCTATGCCAAGCTCACTCGCAAGAACCCTAGCGACAGACTCCAGAATGCCGGCGACGCGATGTTCTACGGTATGAGTGATGACTTCTTTGGGGATACCGATGTCTAGGACCGCTTTGGCAGCGCTTTGACGCACCGTGGGATAGATCGTGGCTCCGTCAGCAGATACGCCCCTTGCCTGGTCTATCAGGATATCGAGCATAGCCTCAGCATTTGCAGCCGCTTTGGCTTTGGCCCTCAGGCTAGGTCTACCGGGGCCAGGGACATGATTTGGGCTAGGACCACGCCATAGAGTTCCCCCGTGAGACTGAGGCACAAGTTCCCCGAGCTTATCCCCGGGCTTTTGCACTTCCGATTGTATAGCGCTCATAGGTCATTCCTGTCTACTGGTTTGACGTTCATCAGGTGGACATTGTAGGCTGTTTTTTGAGATTCTTTTGCTTTTGGGTCTATTCCTAGGTTTTACCGTGCTATCATTGGAATGTTATGACTATCATCTGCAACGCTTCCAACCTTGATCATCTGTACGCTTCCCGTGATTCGCTTCGCGCTGAACTTGAATCTGCCGAGCGGTGTGACCCTAGATTTGAGCGCTATCACGCGTTGGATCATGCCATTAAGACTTACTTGGGAATGAATCTTCAAGGCAAGTCTCATGATCCTTGGGACTTCAAGGCTTAATCTTCCCTTCCCTCTGAACTTTGGAGAATATGAACTATGAACAAACGCGAGATTCCAAACGGATACAAACAGATCAACATCACCCAAGCCCGGAAACTTTGGGGCACGGGTGCCGAGATTACGGTCTATCCCAATAACGTCAACAGCTACCATGTTTTTGGCGGCTGGCATCTTGGGTGCACTGCTGATGAGGACCGTCAAGCTGAATCTACTTTTGATGAGTTCCACAATGCCTGGCTTAGCTACCTTGATTCTGAGCTTGGGCGTTATGGCGTCTGGCTTATCCCTGCCTGACTTTCCTTTATTGATTGGAGATAGAACCTTATGAAAACCCGAAAACCTAGACTTACCCAATGCTCCGAATGCTCGTATCCATACGCTGGCGACGGTTGTACCAATCCGGCATGCTATGCCAATCCCAAGGTTAGCGACGCTACCAAAGCCATAGGGCGTGAGCGTGACGCCATCCGCAAAGCTGAAGAAGCCGAACGTCAACGGATTCGTGATATTCAAGCCTCTATGCGCTCGCGCTAACACTCCCTCATTTTACCCTGTTTAAACCTATTAGGAATCTAAAACCATGAAAACACTAACCATTGAGAAAACTATTTTTGACTTCACTGAACTGTCAGAATCCGCCCAAGATAGGGCCATTCAAGACTACGCTCAAGACTTCGGATCTTCCGGTTATGAATGGGAGTTCGTATACGATGATTTTGTGTCCATCGCCGATATCTTGGGAGTTGATATCAAGATTCGGAACGGGGGCTCAAGCTCCCTGAGACGGGCTATCTACTGGTCCGGCTTCTGGTCTCAAGGTGACGGCCTGGCATTCGAGTCCCATTATCGCTACGCTAAGGGAAGCTGCAAGGCCATTCGGGCATATGCCGGGACGGATACCGAACTCCACCGGATAGCGGATGAACTGCGTAAGGCTCAAAAGAGGGCATTCTACCGTCTCACTGCCACAACGGAAGCGGATAGAAACTATATGCGCGTTGAAGTCTCATGTACCGATCACCGGGGTTATGAGGGTTACGCTGAAGTGCCAGACGGCGCTGCCGATGATATCACAGACGCATTGCGGGACCTCGCCTCATGGATGTACCGAACGCTTGAGCGTGAGTATGAATACCAAACATCGCGTGAAGCATTCATTGATATGTGCGACGCTAATGAATGGCAGTTCAATGAGGACGGATCTTTAGCCTAACACCGTATCGGGAAGTTTGAACGCTTCCCCGGAGGGCCTTAATGGGGCCTTGCGGGGAGTCTGACAAGACTTCGGAGAATGAACTATGCAAACAGCCAGAACCGAAACTAACACCGTTGACGTGATTTTCAGAACCGAAAAGAAGGGCCAGTTCAAAGGCGAGGTTACCGCCGTCTTCCCGGGCATGTATGAAGGGCCAGGACGGTGCACGTGCTACATCCATGTGGGCCAGCACGGTACATGCTGCCGAGATTGGTACAGAGAGACAAGACCAGCGACAAAAGCCGAGTATGCGCCGTTGCTACGTGAACTGCGCTCGATTGGTTACGATGATTTGAGGATCATTCAACGCTGGAGATACTAACACCGTGGGAGCCCTACCAGTTCCCCAAAGCCTGCGGGGTTTTGGGGAACTCTATACAGTTCCGGAGATAAAATCAATGAAAACTAGCACCGCTTTAATCAACGCGCCGACACTCAAAACCACGATTCATTGCTACCGCTTTGATATCTCTAGCCCGTCCGATCTGGCTGCGTGGGAAGGGCTGCGCGCCGACCTGAAAAAGACGCGCCGATGCTTCAACGTTCTCGCCGACCCAAAGGGCCTGACAGATAAACCCATTCGGAACCTTGACGGCCAAACGGTGGAACTCGAATGCAAACACCTGTTTGAAGATCAATGGAACTCCGCACCGCTTCCCGGATTTGAGAACGGGCTCCGGCTTCATGACTGGTATGAGGGAATTTATCCGAACGCAAAAATCAAAACCGGCTATTGGCTTGAGCTAACACCGGAGATTCAAGCCATTCGGAGGGACGTTCTAAAGTGCGGCTACTGTGGCAATCAGGAATGGGCCAAAGACGCGCCGACGTTCTGCACCCAGTGCATCGGGGCCGTACACCTCAAAGAGTCCGATTTGCCGCTTTTGCGCCTCATGCCGGTCGCTACTCGATTCGGAACCAAACGGGCTCCACTGACAGAAGCCGAAGCCGCCGAACTCATTCCAGCGTTCGTACATGCCCAAACCGTAAGCAAAGAGACGGCGGCAGGACGTGCCAGGGAAGCCACATACGTTCGCATACTCAAAGATCGGGATAACACCGTATCGAACGCTAATGACCAATACGACGGGCTCAAATGGATTCTAGACAAGGGCCTAACGCTTGAGAATGTAATCTTCTACAACCATACCGGGACGTTCTGCGTTGGCTGGCGCAAGCCCCTAGGGGAAGCCGAAGCCGCTGTATGGTTTGACTTGCTTGACGGCTTCCCCTTCCCCGTGGAGGTTAAGAGGGCCTGATTTTCAAAGACCTGGCCGGGTAACACCGGCCTATATATAGAGACGTATCTTCAGACTCATTTGAACCTACTATAACACCGGAGAATATCATGATTTCAAACACTTTTCTAGACATCGCACAGACCGCTATCGACCGCTACGGTTACGATTCTGAGGGGTTCCACATCTACATTCAAGACGCCGCTGACACATTCTGCGCATACATGGGGCTACCTGGGTTCCAACATGCCGCCGCAACCCAAAGGGCCGCGAGGGACATCTACAAACTCGCTGACCGCATCGCAACCCGTGAGGCTGCGGCATGACACCCAAACAGACCCGCATTGCAGACACCCTCTGTACCGCTGCCCTTTGCATCGTGGCCGTCTGGTTGCTTTGCTTCCTGACTACTTTGTAACACCGGAGAATAAGACCATGAAAACAACCTACGCCGTCCACACTTACCACCCATCCGGGTGCCGATCTTGCGACACGCTCCCACGATCCAAACGTGAAGCCATCCGGTACGCCCGCTGGTTTCAATCTCAAGCCAAATGGCCGAAGGTTGAAGTCGTGCGAGTCTCGCCGTCTGACTTTTTGCGCCCGGTAGCGTCTAGACCGACGCTCACGCTCAGAGGTGTAACACCGGCATGATCGGCACCGCTGAAATCGCCAAGCGGTTGAACGTATGCCCTCAGCGGGTGTACCAACTCATCGCCAATGGCACCATTAAGGCCCAACAAGGGCGGTATAGAGTTTATTCCGTAACACCGGAGGAGATGGAGAGGGTGCAAGCTCTTTACCGTCCCTCTGGACGACCTCGAAAGGAGAACCAATCATGACCACCGAAGCCACCTATAGCCGCCTCTCTGATGAGATCTCGGCCTACTCGTGCCACCTTCACCATACATTCAACGGGGAGGTCATCCAAGATGGCCCGTTCCCCCTTGAAGGGCTGATGGGAGATTGTTCGCTCTCGGATTACCGCGAGTACATGGAAGTGGAGCATGGGTACACCCTGGCTTACATAACACCGAAGCCGTCAGCGAACCTACTCGCAACCTGGGTGAAGGGTGGGCGCAAATACACAATAGCGTTCGCCTAACACTGCCCCATTCTATAGCCCTGTGCGACCCGTACAGGGCTTTTCTGTGCGTTTGGCACTTCAGATACGGAGAAGCCCCCTCGGTTTCCCTTGGAGGCTTGTGAACCAATGAACCAATCACATCTTCAGCAGATGCTTGACTAACACCGGAGATTATACATCATGTCCCGCGATTAAAGCGAACATTTGGAGCCTGTTGGCGAACTTCCATGAACTGCCTCTGGCTTGGGCCGTCAATGGCTTTCGATTCTTGGTTTTCAACATCCAACCCGTACATGTGCATACCGTTGCACTGATCGCATCGGACCCACCCATACAACACCGTTGATTGCTTCTTGAGAAGGGCATAGAGAGCGAATGGGATGGTTGCTAGATTCTCGTGGTCATCCTTCCCGCCCGTGACCTTGATTGGCTTTGCGAACCCTTGGGGATGGATGAGTTTCGTTTCCATCGCTATCCGTTCAATGCTGTCAATCCAGCACCAGTGAGGAAACCGCCGAGCATTCCCTCTAACACCCGGAACAGACACAACTTGTAGTCGAAGGCCACGTTGGGATCTTCTGATCGGGCTCTAACATACGCGCCGAAGTCGATGCGGGCAGCGGTTGCGCCCATGACTAGGATCGGGATTAAATATGTCTTCATGTTCGTCTTTTAGGTTCTAGGGTAGGTATTACACATATTCTCTGCGACCCCCGCCCCTTATGCCGATCTTGCCCCCGAAGGAGTTATGAGTACGAGCAGACGGGAATGAAGCGGGGATCGCAAAACTGTTACGCGCCGTCCTCTGATGCGAACCGGGACAACAACTCGTTAAGCAACGCCAACAACTCGTCAATCTGGTCGGCATACTCGGTTCGGTTTGTCGCTTGGAGTTGAGCGATCCTGCCGGCTACTTCAGCTTCGGTGTCGATGTCACCGCCGACTAAGCCGCCCAAACTACCGATAACAGCGGCGAGGTTGGCCCATAGGACGAGGATCTCATATTGGAGTTGTGCTGTGGTCTTCATTTCAGTCCGTGTTGCTTCTTGTAAACCTTCATTTGTTCGTGGATGATTGCCTTTTGGCGGTTATCATCCGTGCTTGCGATCCCGACGAGGAACCCCTGGACTCGTATCTCATGACCGAGTGCCACCTTTTGGGCTTCGAGTTCAAGCCGGACAGTGCTTTCGATTTCAAACGCGATTTTCCGCGCAATAAGCGCACAGCCAGCGATGGTTGCGCCGCTTGCCATGACGACGCCGAGGATGATGCAGAGAGCTTGCTTGCGGGGCGGGGGCCGAGCGTCCCGCTGGTCCATGACATCAAGTTTCTCGATGATCTTGTCGAGCTTGTCGATTGCGTCATGCATTCCCCTTACGTCCCATTGCGTCTATCTTCTGCTCGATGCGACTTGCGATGTTCTCAAGTTTGCGCTCGATGTCAGATGCCCGCTGGTCAACTCGGGCGATGGCTTGCATCGTGTTAGCGTGACGCTCGTCGGCAATCGCCCAACGTCGCGCCGCTTCCTCGTTCCGCTCGTGGTACATCGTGATCGCTTGCGTCCGATCTTCCGACCATGACACGAGCTTGGCGAGTGCGATATGATCTTGCGCCCGCTCTTTAATCCAGTCGCTGTGTTCTTTTGAGAGGATGTACTGGCGAATCAGGAAGCCGACGAAAGCGAGGGTTTGGACCCCAAGGAATATCAACAGCGCATCGCTGACGCCCGGTATCACCGATCGAACCTCTCAATGTTCCGTAGTGGCCGAACCTCTTCGGCAGTCAAGATGATGATCTTGTAAAACCCGTAGATGATGGCCGCGCCGTAGAGAATGAAGTCCATCAGAGCTCACCGAATCCCCATGACCAAAACCGCCGATGCCGAAGCCGTCGATACATTCCGTCGCCGTCTCTCTGGCTACCCGCTTCACCCGGTCCGGTATTGCCTTCGATACTCCAGAGCATCCCGAGCGGTAGCACCTTGACCACGATTCCAATATGGCCCTTGCCACCGCCCGAGTTCTTCATGCAGACCATACCGCGTTGAGCGTATTTTCTGTCCCAGTTGCGCTGCCGCCCTATAAACCAATCATCCCAGTTCCGTACCGCAGCAGGAGCCGCAGGGTGACCAACTTCCGCAACCTTGCAAGCGAACGTCAATGCAGACGCGCACCAGGGGTTACCAGGAGCCACACCGGCGGAGTCCAAGAATGCTTCGACCCATTGACCTCGGTTGGTTCCGAGTTCCCGAACCTTGACAGCATCGCATAACCACGCCATGCAAAGCAGAACCCGTTCGCCGTTTGGAAACTTGGCGTAACCGGGATACTTTTGCTCCATCACCTTACGGGTGGAGGCTATCAAGGCTTCGGTGCTGGGTTTCATGGGCGCTAATCGTTGTCGTAGACTCGGAAGCCCATCTTTACGGGGCCTTCGCCGCCGAGCAGTAACGAGGCAACATCGGCAGGGATTGCGAGGTCGGCCTTTGCGATCTCGGAGACGATAATCTCGTTCACCTGATCCAGCCGAGCGATTACCACGTCCGCAACCTCGGCGGGGATTCGATATTCAAACAACGTCTTGTGTCGGTCTACCGGCTGTGTGTCTTTGCCGAGTCGCTTGGGTCCACGTCGGTCGGCTGTATCTACGTTGCCTTGATAGGCTTGAAACTTTACATCTGGCATATTTGGTTCTCCTGAAAAACTGGGGCCGAGTGTAGGCGCTACGGCCCCGAGGTGAAGGATTTGTTGTTTGCGCTTTAAGTCTAGCTTACTAGACGGGTTTTGTCAAGGATTGGATTCTCGGTTACGATTTGGGGTGTCCCTCGCGCGCGCACACGTAGAACCGGGCCAATCAGGAAGACTGTAGGAAGTATGGCCTTCCCCATACTTCCTGGTTTCATACTTCCTGATGCCGATAGGTTCAAACCTCCATACTTACTAACAAAATTGAGTCCCCACGCGCGCGCGCGTATACTTCCTGAAACCCGGAAGTATGGGGGCATTCTTCCTATTTCTGGTCCCATCGTTCCTCCCCCGTTTCAGGAATCAGCGTCCATTGCACATCGCTCTGGAACCCTGATCGGACCATCCTTATTCGTAGCTTTGACTTGAGTTCGTAGATCATGTCTCTGCCGAACCCTTCACGCTTTCCATTTTCGAACACCATTTTCGACGGCACCATCTGGTCTTTCAAGTAGTCTTTGAGCCACTCCTCGCAAGCGTCACGTTTGCCACGGGCGCTCCTGACTTGTGGTTGCTCCAGTATTCGGTCCATCGTCAGAGTCGAGTCGTTCAGCCAGTAGAACCCGGACTCTGAGTCGATGGCGTACCCAAGCGGGTCACCCATTGGCCCTACGTTTGACTTCACATGGGCCACACTTCGGACCTCCTCGTCGTCCGGGTCTTTGCCCGCGTAGAGGACCGAGCGAACCGCCCCGGAGAAGTCAATCGAGCCCATGATCTTATGCAGTGGATTGGTTGACTGAGACTTGTTTGGGTGCATCAGAACCAACATCGCGCAGTTCGTTCCCCTCGCAATAGCGATCAATCGCCGCATCCATTCTCGAACCTGGTTGGCCGTATTGATATCCCGCGTGGCTTCGATATAAGCCGTCATCGTGTCAATAACAATCAGCTTGGCCCCGGTCTGTTCGGCCACCTCGCGCAAAATAACCGTACCGGCAGAATCCAAGATGAACGGGTCAACCTCGCCGGTGGGGTCGTCCTCGTCGGGGAGCGTAATCAGCCCTAGATCGGCCCCCATCTGCTTGAACCGGGGAACGGTAATCTTGGACCGGGATTGCTCCGCGCTCATAAAGATCACCTCCCCCTTTTCTAGTTTCCTGGCTCCGATATTCCCACCGAGGCTAACTGCTGTCGCTATCGCTTGCGCAACCGTCGATTTTCCTACCCCAGGATCGCCAACCAGAAGAGTTACCTCCCCGAGGGGTATGTAGGGCTCAAGTAGCCAATCAACGTGCTCTACGGCTATCTCAGACGCCTTAGCCCACCCAGTATTGCGTCGGGCCTCCATGACGACCGCTTGGCTCTTGATTTCTGTAACCATTTGGCGCTTGGGGTCCGACATGGGCATCATGTCACGACGGATTGCAGTAGCCGCCGCGTGAAAGTCCCCGTGATGTTCAAGTCTGGTGTATGCCGAGAACTTGGAGTAGGCGTACTCTGCCTCAAACTCGGTCGAAGTAGAGAAGCACCAGAAGCACTCTCCGTCCATCGTCACCGTCCCCGATAGCCCATGTCCCCGCTTCTTACCGGGGCGCGTCATGGCGATTCGGTTACCCGACCGTCCCGACTCCACCCAACCGTAAGCCTGTAGGAGTTCGACTAAGTGTGGGCCGTTAGAGTTATACCAATCGCCCGGTCTTCCGCTGACGGCTGAAACGACTCTCTCGTACCGGTGTGACTTGTCGGCTTGGTCGATGCTCTCGCGTTCGTCTAGGAGCCCCGCAGCCGTCAGAAGAAAGGCCCGCTCCTCTTCCGTGATGATGGGAATATCGGTAACCTTCAGGCCATAGAGCTTATAGCCGGGAGTCGGAGCGATACCGAAGTATCCACCCTGCCCTCTGGTTTCGATGAGAGTCTTGTTGTCCTTTCGGCAAGCTAACTTCATGTTGCCGGGGATCTCAACATCAGGACATCGGTAGATAATCCCGAATCCCCCCGATGGCGTGTTCTGGCACCCCAAGCGTTTCAGTAGGTCCTCGTGCCCGTTCTCTTTCATTAGGGCGACGAACGGTTTCCATGCCGGGGCTTCCCCTCGCGTGAATCCCTCATCGTTCTTTTCAGGAATGTCGAAGTCAATGAGTTCAACATGATTTACCCCCGCGACCATTGCGATTGATGCGCCGTTAGCCCAGAACCGATGGCATTCTTCGGGGGTTGGGACTCTCGTCTGGAATGGCTTCCAAACGGACTTGTCCCTTCCCAGTTTAACGTCAAACTCTTTCGGGAGAACTCGCCATGCGGGGGCTTTGGTAGGCATCTCTATCGGGATGCACGAGTAGCCAGCCGCCGTGAGTTCTAAGGCTAGGGGGATCAGACTGCTGTTTGCCATGTGCGATCCAACCTCCGTGCCTCTCGCGCCGCTTCAAGGTACCGAGCGTAGAATTGTTCGGCCATGTCGGGATACTCTCTGGAGCCGAGAACAAAGTCGCTCCAGCATTGACGGGCAAATCTTACCGAGCATTGCCACTCGGCATGTAAGTCGATCTTTGAAAGTGCCGTTGATGGGCTTGAATCTTGCATAACCACCTCATTTGTCGTGGATTGTATGGGACGCCCCGTTCAAGGATTATAAGCCCTTTGGCGGAGTGTGGAACGCCCGGCAGCGCCCCGTACAATCAGCTTTCATTTTACTACGCATCCATTCCTGAATGCAATCCTAGTTGACCCCGATTGCCCGCATGAAGATCATGGTCGCATCCGAGTAGTTGACAAGGCTTCGGCCCGCACTCTGATAGGCGGCTGAATCCCTTGCGAAGTTTGCTTTCTCAAGGAGCCATTCATCCGTTTTGCCCGTGTGCTTGACGAGCAGGGTTGCGATTGGTAGATGCTCGCGGTTCATGACCCCGGTTGTCCGAAGGTATCGTTCGCAAGCCCCTTTCCAGTCGCTCTTGTTTGAGATCGTCTTGGGGGCTGGCTCAAGGACATGCTCCCCATTCTCGAAGTCGAATCCACCCTTAATCTTTTTGTTTTTCGTTGATGTGTCGATCATTGCTTTTCTCCTGTTCTAGTTGTCTTCCATGCTCTTTGCCAAGCATGTAAATCTCTCGTTCCCGTGCGCTTTGGTTCTCCGCGAAGTTGCCGTAAGTCGTTTTGAATCTCCGGTCAAACTCACGCTCCAGCCGATATTCAAGATTCCTCACGAGCAGTCAACCTCGGCTCTCGGCTTGTCCTCTAGCCACTTCCCACTCCAGCTTCGTTCTTGGGGATAGTCGGGATATTCGATGTCCCTGAGTTTGGCGAGAGCTTTCTTTCCCTCGCACTTGGGGCATTTGTATTTGCTGAAGTAGCCGTAGCCACAGTCAGGGCATTTCGTGTTCATGATTTCAAAACTCCTCCACCGACCAGCCCCCGCCGTTCTTCTTTGCGATAGCTTTGATGGCGACGAATCGGAAGGGATACAGAGCCGACGCGACCTTGATCTTTACCTTTGCGTCGTCCATCCAATACCCCTTGACCTCGTGGCATTCGATGTAGCCATCCTTGTTCATGACTGTGAAATCAGGCGTGTAAAACGTGTTGTCCGCAAGCCTCAGTTTTAGGCCCTCGAACTTGAACCACTGGATATCCCCGACCTTCATTAAAAGGTCTAGGTGAGCCTCGTAAGCCGCCTCAGTGCTGTTCCTATCGCCGGTCTTCATCCGACCCTTTGCAAACGCTCTCATTTCAGCCCCCATTTAATCGCCCGCAGCCGATCTATGCGACCGGGCCATATCTCGTTGACTCTCGCCTTGAAAGACTTACTGTTCTCGGTAGCGTATTTGTGATGAGTCCGGCAGAGCCGCATGTGGTTCTCGTCGTTCCCCCACAGCGTTTCGTCCCGGCCCTCGACGTGGTGATCCTCTCGGAAGTGGTCACACGCTCGGTCGAACTCGCCCGCCATTTGGCATTCTTTGACCTCGCGGATACGGGCGATTGCTTCTTTCTCGGCTTTCTGCATCCGCTTCCCGCGATTGCCTACAGGCTTGATTAGAGAACGCTTCACTTGCCCTCCAAGTCCTTGCGGATCATATTCTCGACAGGATACAGGGGCTTCATCTTCATCCTTGCACCCCATCCCATTTGAGCGGGTTTGGTTTGGATCTGCTCTGGTTCTGTTACGGGGATGTCCTTGTTGTGGAGGATGGGGAGATCGGCGGGGGGCTTCATGCGGCCTCCTTTTCCGAAGATTCCGATAGTCGTTTGCGGTAGTTCTGCACAGTCCGAACCGTTACGTCGAACTTGACGGCAAGTTCCGCATCGTTGTATCCCTTGGCGAGTGCAAGTTCAAAGTCCCGCAATCGCTCTCCCGTTATCGCTGATTTACCTTGTTGGGCCATGAACTTTATTCTAGCCGAGTTGTTTCCAGGTGATACCTGTCATTTCTACCAGGTTTACCGAAATGCCCTTGCATTCTGACGACCGATAGCGGATAATGAATATGGCCCTGGTGACGGGGCCGGAGAAACCATGAAACGACTAGGAACATCTAAGCATCGACCCTCGCTACGGTCACGCATTGACCGAGCCCTACGAATCCAGGCACAAGCCCGACGATACAAGTTGATGGACGGTGCGCGATGAGCGGCCAGCTAACTTACACCCCCATGTGCGGGCAAAGCATCCACGATGCGGCACAAGAAATGGTCGCCCTCGTCCTAGCAGAAGGAAAACGAGTTACCGCGATCTTCAATCAGGCCCCGACGCTCGCCGATCCCGGCATGATCCCCGACGACGTGGTAGCCCTATGGCGCAAGACATCCAAACGGGTTTGGGCTCGCCAATCGAAGTTGACCCGATCATCAAGCAAGCGACGCCAACGGAAGGCCACAGCCCGCCACCAGAAACAAGCGTGGGCATTCGTTGAAGCATCGCAAAGCCGAGCATGGGGAGCCGATCCCGTTGCCGATCTTCTGTTTATTGAACCGTGGCTTGGTTGCTTGGGGTGGACTTACACGACGGGGATTGTCTCAGATGTTCGCCGAGCCATCAATGTCGCTTATCAGAAGCTCGACTTCAAAGATTGCGGAGTCGATACCCCCGAGCTCTATGCGCGATGGCTTTTGGCGAATGCCGCCGACATGCAGTTTGATGGGCCGACCGTTTCGTTCTTCGAGAGGTTTCACACGACGTTTGACGAGGTGCCCGCATGAGGCACTGCAAACTTTGCGGCTACTGGAGCCACACCCTACGTTGTGACCGATGCAACCTCGACTTGTCCTACACCTACATCGGAGGGACAAAAGCAGAGGATGAGTTTCGACTAGCTCGTATTCAGCAGATGCAGGAATCCCAGCCTGGTCTTATGGTCCCTGGACAGCCTGACGGTGGGTTGTTTGCTGAGGTGGGGCGACCATGAACGCACTCAAGCCGGGCACGCCGTTGCCGTGGGAAGTCCTGTCGTGGGCTAACCCATACGAGTCACACGATCACCGCCAAGTCAAGATCGTTCGCTACGCCGAAGATGGCGGCAAGTCGTGGGTTGCCGAATGCTCTGGCGGCTCGTTTTACTACCACGAAGGGACGGAAGCGAACGCCGCATACATCGTCACCGCTTGCAACGCATACCCTGACCTTGTAGAGGCGCTACAAGCGATGTTTGACCGTCACAAGTTGATGGCCGGGTATGGGTCGCCAATCGAAAGGCAAGCCCTGGTTATGTCTTGGGTTGATCACATGTCCGAACTTGGCTACCTTGACCCACTGGAGGCCGAGATGGCAACTCCTGACAAGCTAGCTGGCGAGTTCCTGAACTTTGCCTACGAGATCGCCCGCGCCGCTCTTAAGAAAGCAAGGGGTGACGCATGAAGCTATTCAAGGCAATGACCCAAATCAGGGAGCATGCAAACCCGCCCGGTGCAGGGATGGCATACGCATCTCACGTATACCACTCGGCTCTCGTTCTCGCACTTGAAAAGCTCTCTGATGAGCAACGAGCCCAACTTGTAGAAGAGGTTGAACGCATTGCGGTTCCTATTGCGGAAGGAGTAGCGGCATGAAGATGATTTGCATGGCCGAGGAGTTGCAACCGATTCCTGATTCCCCGGTGGAGGTTTACGACAAGCCAGTATGGACGTTCGCCGGGAAGCTCTACAAGACCGAATACCTTGCGATGTTCGCCAAAGCCAAACAGCAACTCTACACCGAGGAATGGAACAAGTGGGTTCAAACCAGCCAAACCGTTCCCTATGATGAATGGGTTAAACGCAACTGGCGAGAGTACGAATACAACGAGTTTGGCAATACGGGGTTTGCGTACAACGAGCCCACCAATTGGAATAAGCGCATTCACGAACGAACTCGGCAACTGCTTGCCGCCCGTCTTGAACCAAACCAAGCCGTACCGCATGAGGAGGGGGAGAAGTGAGGTGCCCAACGTGTGAGCAAGCGGGTAGGGAATGCCGATCTTGTCGGGAGCGAAGGTTAGCCCGAATTTCCATATCGGTAAGGCACTACACCGCAGGTGCATCTACTAACCGGCATGGACGTGGGCTTGCCGTGACCGCCCCAGTCCAATGTGCCGCAGAACCCAACCGCTGGTCGATGCCTGATGATGACGAGAAGTACGAGGCTACCGTCATGTTCGAGGAATCAAACGAGATGCGAATGGATCAAGAAGAGATCGCTTGGTTCGAGTGGACTCAGCGACACGCATACGACAACTGACGATTTGACCGAAGTGAACCACTATGACAAACCTATTTGACACGCCCGACTTCGACGGCGACACCTACGAAGCCCCACTGGATAAGCCACGGCTCTCGACACAACTGAAGCAGGTATTTGATCTGATGAAAGATGGCCAATGGCGAACGCTATCCGAGATCGGAGCCAAGGGTTCCGGGTCCGGGGTGTCCGCAAGGCTGCGGGATCTTCGCAAGGCTAAGTTCGGCGGGCACAAAGTCGAGCGCCGCCGCAAAGGGAACCCCAAGGACGGCCTGTTTGAGTATAGGCTGATCGTAAACGATTTGCCGCAAGGCGAAAAAGCAAACAACGCAAAAGGAGCAATCTAAACAAAATGAGTATCTACGATCAAGAAGCACCGCAAGGGCTATTTCTGAACATCAAAGACCTTGGAAACCAGGTCAGCGTCCGGTTCTTTGGCGAACCAATCTTCTTCCAGAAGGAAGCCGAGTTTGATGGCAAGAAAACCATTCAGGACAAGTTCGCCACTCTGTGTCTATACCGAAACGCCAAGATGAAGGCATCGGAGGTCAAGGTCTACGAGTTCGGCTGGACAGTTCAGAAGCAACTCCGCAACCTCGCACACGATGAGGATTGGGGCGACCCCACCGGCTACGACATTACGATCAAGCGGGAGGGTGAGGGGCTTCAGACGAAGTACTTCATCACGCCACGGCCAAAGAAGCCGCTCTCTGACGAGGATAAGGCCCTGATCGCCGCCGATAAGACCGACCTAGCGAAAGCGGTAAAGGCTGGCGAGGTTCCGACTGGGCAACAGGCTCCAGCAGACGAGGATTCTTACAATCCATTCCAAGATGAGTGATGCCTGACATTTACGGGCTTGACCCTTACCGAGAACCCGAAGAAGGCCCACTAGGCCCGAAGGTGGAGTGCACCGGCGAAGTCGAGCCCAATGTCTGGATGTGGTCTGTACGATCGCACGAGAACATGCTATGGCGATACGAAGTGACACTGGATTGGGAAACCTCCGTGGTTCAATGCTCGTGTCGCCACGCCTATCGGAGATTAAACAAAGACCGACCACTGCTGACCGGTGGTTGCAAGCATGTGGACGATATTTGCTTGGAAGCCGCCCGAATCCTAGAGGAGAGAAACGAACTATGAGCGAAGTTAAACGAAGCTGGAAGCGCCCACTCAAGCAATTGCTGGGCAGGCATCTTAAACCGAGTAAGGATTCTGATTGCTGGGAATGGCAGGCATACCGGAATCCGAAAACCGGATACGGATACTACACTGTTGACGGGACAAGGAAGCCTGTTCACCGACTAATATTCGAGATATATAATGGCCCGATTCCAACTGGAATGTTTGTCTGTCATAGGTGCAATAACAGGCGGTGCGCGAATCCCGCTCACCTATATGCCGGGACAGCGAAAGACAACGTTCACGACGCCATCAGGTGTGGCGCATTTGACAAGGTGCTTGAACAGGCGCGAGTGAATTTCTCAAAGAAATGGCACGAACGCAGCTCGCAAACCCACTGCAAGCGCGGGCATGAGTTATCCGGCGACAACATTCGGGTGAACGATAAGGGGCACCGATGGTGCATCGCTTGCGCAAAACTTTACAGACAGCAATATCAAGCGGCCTATAGAGCCGGAGCCAGAAGGAGATCACTATGACGCTGTATGAAATCACGGAAGACATCCTAGACCTAAAAAGCAAATACGAATCGGGAGAAATCTCGGAAGAGGCTTTCGAGGACACCCTATCATCACTTCCAGTGGAAGAGAAACTTGAGTCAATCGCCAAGCTGATCCGAACATGGGAAGCCGAGGGGGATGCACTGAAGGCCGAGGCCAAGAAGTTCTCTGACAGAGCTTCTGTGGCGTTCAACGGTGCTGACCGGCTCAAAGCTCGGGTGCAATCGTTCCTCGCGTCTACGGAAGCTACAGAGGCCAATGCGGGGCTATTCAAGTTCCGGCTCGTCAAGAACGGTGGCAAGGCTCCTCTGGAGTTCTTCGCCAACGCCCCCGACCCCAGCCAAGCAGACCCGAAACTTACGAATCTGCGCTACGAGTTCAACAAAGATGCCATCCGCGCCAAGCTGGAAGCAGGGGAAGAGATTCCTTGGGCCAAGATCGGAGAGCGTGGAACGCATGTGAGGTTATTGTAATGCCATTCAAACCACGAACAAAACGCTTTGCACTGGTACCCGTAGAGCCGGGGAACGAACAGGATACGGACGTGAGGATTGAACAGGACATCATCGGCAACCTTGAGCTTTTGGGCTGGGAGGATGACGCATTCCGCTTGATTGTCATTGCAAAAGGCGACCAAGCCATCATCGCCGCACTAGGGTTCCCCACCGAAGGAGAGGAAGCATGAGTAAAAGATATTTGATTTGGAGCCAGGGTGACGCGCTTGATTATCCGCGACTCTATGACGGGGAAAGCAAGTTCTACAGCAACCACGACAGGGAGTGGAACCCAGGATCTTCTGGCATGGTTCCAGGCGAAATAGCCTTCGTGTTCAAGAATGGCCGATTCGTCACCCTAGACCACCAACCAACCCCCTCAGAAGTCAGGGAGCTACTAGCTATGCCTGATCCACTAGAGGAGTGCTTTGCGCTTCTCGAAAGAGTCGCGAACCCGAACTTCTTTGGTGATCCGACGCCGAAGGGACTTGCCGAAGTCCGCACACTCGCCCGAACGTTGCTGAACACGCACAGGAGGACAGCATGAAGATCCCTGTACACCGCAACCCCGGCTCATGCCCTGGTAGCCCCGCGGCTGATCTTCAAGCCGACCAACTGATAGCATCAAACCAAAAAGACGATCTTTCTGGACTCCCGACACCAAGGGAGGGATACCAGTGGGTGAAGGTGGAGATCATCCATTCGGATCAAGTCAAGCCGGGGGACGTAGTTCAGCACCATCACTACAAATGGTCAGATCCACTCAGCCCAGCACCAAAGGATATCTTCGCGCGGTGGCAAGGCTACGCTTCCTGCCGTGGCTGGGTAGCTCGACAAGTCCCCACCCCTGAACCTGAAGGACCTGAAGTGATATGGGGACCGAAGCTGAACGACGTCTTGCACTTCCGAATCCTCGCTGGCGGCACATTGCAACGGTGTGAGCGCGACAAGTGGCTGGACTGTCTTGGCACTACAGCCGGGGTTTCCATCGCTGCTGACTACGCCTCTCTCTACGCAAAGGACAAAGCCAACACAGCCTTACTTGACAAGTTTTTTGAGTTAGGAGAAAGAGCCGAGAAGTGGCTTGCGTGGGCTCTCGATGATAAACAGGGCTACCAAGTTGAACCAGGATGTTACAGTTCGATCATCCGCGACCTCGCTAAGGCTTACAAGGAGGCCAAAGGGGATGCTTAAACCGATCTACATTCTTTTGATGGTGGGGATATCGCTTATCCCTCTCTATCTTGGATTCCATGCTCAGGACGGGAGGTTGCTGTATGCCATCGGGCTAATCATGCTGATCGCCTCGTTCATCGCTACGCTGGTCTTGGTAATGGAGGAGAAGGATGTTTGAACAATATTCATCAGCTTGTCGGCTGGGACGGAAGACCGCTTGGGCTTGGCATGGCTTGAGCAAAGAGGAGGATTACTTACGATGAACCGAATTCAAGAGATTGAAGATCGTTTGGCGAAAGCTACGCCGGGACCGTGGGCATGGGCTACGGGCTGGCATTGCTCAGATTCAGGCCCAACCTATGTGTTTTCCGAGGGGCCGAGATACCAGGGGACGCATAGCGGGTCGTCAATCCCGGACGATCACCCACAAGTTGACGCCGACGCCGACTTAATCGCCAACGCACCCGCCGATATCGCCTATCTCCTTGACTATGTATCCGATCTAGAATCAGAGGCGCAATCGCTCAGGGCACAACTCCGGGTAGCGGAAGGGATGGAGCCAGCATGAGACTCTTTATCCTCGCTTGCTTGGGCTTCTGCACATTCGGAGTGTTGCCCACGTTCGTTGACGCTATGGCGGAGAAACGAGCATACGACTTTGAGACTGCGGGGACGATGAGAATGGCATCGCTGCAACCTCACGCCGGGGAGGTCCCCAAGCCCGGCTACCAGTCAACTAGTGAGGCCGAACAGATCGGCATTTTGGAGGATACGGGATGGCAGTCAAGCAGGAAGAAATCTACACTTACGAAGGCGAGTTCGGAGGTTTTAATCGGCGGGTTATCATCGAGGCTGAGTTCGGCCAGCTTAAACACAAGAAAGTCGAAAGCTACATTGAGCTGGAAGACATTGACGGTCGCAAGTACTGGCAATCAAGCCACGTTGACTGCTCTCTCCTACTTGTCCTCATCAGCCGCAGGACGCTCAAGATCGTCTGACCAAGCGACCGTAGCCCCGAAGCCATCTCCCCGGCAGAATGGCGCGGTCATGGAGTTGAGCGTTTATGCAAGTCGTTACGACGGCAGGGTGACCAAGTACAGCCGAACCTATTCCCATTGGAACGGAACGACCTGCGCAAGCAACAACCCCGCCCACAAGATGAAGGTTCTGAGAGTGACCTACAAAGGGAAGTCCATCGACCTGCTTTGCATTGACACGGGGGGAGACAAGCGCCTTGGATATACGAGGCTCGACATATCGGGCAAAGCAATGAAGTTCTTCGCGCCCAAGTGGAACGGGAAGGACAAGGGAGCGCCGCTGTTGAAAGGGGCGACGGTTCAGGTGGTGAAGTAATGGGTAACCCGCAAGCAGAATCAAGACTGGCCGGCATCATCAGCCGCAAAGACCCCGCCGAGATGATCGCAGAGTTAGAGCGATACGAACAAGGGCTCAATATGCTTGGCTACGTTCTCGGCGCATGGATGAACCGGCCCGATATGGTCGATTGGACGGCATACGAGAAGCTGTACGACGTGCTAGGCAAGATCGAAGCCGGGGACAACGTGACGCTCTCGGAACCGTGGATATCAGATCCAAACGGGACGGCTTACGAAGTCAAGTACACGATCACTTTCTCAGGGGGAAGCGAATGAGCGCAATCGACATCCGCAACCTATTCTCCGCCCCAATAGAATACTGGTGGAACCCTACGACATGGGACGTACTCAGCGTTACCCTGGAATCCCTCTCCCCCACCCAAGAGACTGGAGGGGAGCGGGAATGAGGCTATTGCGTGAAACAGTGTTCGCCTACATTGCGATGGGGCCGAAAAGGAGTCGATGGTCATACGCGAATATGGACGATCCAGCACAGCCGCTTGCGGGAGAGCCTATCCCCGAAGGGCTTCGCCGTGACCTTGAAGTGTTGCGGCAGTATGGATACATGGTGTCCTATGGACGTGGCTACGGATGCACTTCCTTTTGGATGCTTCGATCCATCACTCCACCCATAACCTTAGAAGAGTCAAGCACATGAAAGAACTATTTGAGAGACTAGCGCGTTTTTGGCCGAAGGATTCGGAGTGGCAGTGTTTCCGCGAGGAGGACAGCTTCATTCTCAACCGCGAGGGAGACGAAGAGATCCTTGACGGCGCATGGGACGACATCGACAACGCCGCCGCCCGCACGATCATCGAAGACGAGTTGATTCGGTTGGGGCGACCGGTTCAAGTCACGTTTGACGCTGGATACCAGAACTGGTGCGCATATCTGCCGACAACTTACATTCCGCACCCTGACGACCCATCTCGCGCCCTTAACGCTGAGTTCGTCACCCCAGGAATGATATACAAGGGCGCTCCTACTAGAACCCAAGCACTTCTTACCGTAGCCGTCGAAGCATTTGAGGCCGCATCCAAGGGAGAGGAGCCCACCTAACTTGTTCCCCAAAGGAGGATAATGAGATATGAACGACTGGATGGGACCCGCGATGCAACACCTGCGCGAGAAGAAAGCCGCCGACCTTCTGAACCTGGGATGGGAGGAAGTTGGAGCCGTAAGCGACAAGCGAAAAGCCGAAGGCGGGATAACTGTTGAGGGACCAAGCACCGATGGCAGGACGGTATTCATGGGCGTCGATTACGGATCTTCTGAATCCGTCTGCTACGAGATCACGATGGATGGTGACAAGATCGTGAGTGTGGAGCTACTCTCTGAACAAGAAGGAAGCAAACCCCATAGCAACCCCAAAAGGAAACAAGGAGAACTGACCAACCTGTACCCCAAGGGATGCAAGGATACAGCAGATGATGGCGACGATTAGGAAGACAGTCTTCATATC